TTCCATCTGGTAATGTTAAATCTCTAACTTTAAAGTTTGGATCTTCTGGATTTCCACCAAGACTAAATGATGAATAACTATGACTAAGATATCCAGCACCAGCAAATTCATTAGGTACATTTGGTACTGTTATATACGGAGGCAAATTATTCCTGACTCCTAATTGTTGACTGACTACTGATCCTAAACTCGGATACTGAATGGCTGGACTAGGACGATATCCAGTAAACATATTATTAGTTCCACGCTCATGTGCTGTTTCACTATGAGTCATGGATCGTATAATGCTAATTTTGTTCGCTATTTTTGCAGTTTCTGTTAAGTATTGACTAAAAAATATTCCAGGAATACTAGTTGATATACTATTTAAAGGACCCCTATAATCAACCGGACTATTTGGTTTTGGATCAAATGTTTCTTGATGAGCATATCCACCCGGTAGATAAATATAAATCACTGACTGTGCTTTTGCTTCCTTCACAGAAGGTTCTTCTGCTCTTAATTTTAGGTAGTCTCCAAGATTTAGTCCTAGATATCCTAAAACGCCCGTGTTGATAAAGTTTCTTCTGTTAAACATAAATATCCTTTTCTAAGTAAAATTATTATCTCACTAATTATTATAGAGAAAATCTCTAGCCAAACAATCTTCTTCTTGGTTTAAATTAAGATATATCTTATGTTCTTCAAATTTTCTATAATTATTAGCTATATCTGCTCTTCCACGAAGACATTTAGCGTATAGTTCTTGCTCCGTTCTTGAAAAATAATGATTTAATTGAGCAATAGACCAGTTTGCGCTTTTTGTATATGCTCCGTGACACTTTTCTTTATCTAGATTACACCAAGTATTCAGAATATTATGAATACTAACACAGTTGTCAATTGGTAATTTGACTATGGATTTTATATGTTTATTTGGAATAAAATCTATTGAACTTTTTTTAATGAATCTTTTTAAGGTACTATATTCATTAGCAATAATTTTTTTAAGATTATTATCTCCAAAAAAAGCCCAGTTTATACCCAGAGCATCACATTCGGTATAATCTTTTAAAAACGAATTGATATTATTATGTTTTTTAAGGACTAAATATTCGTCTATATCAAAAAATGCAGCCCAATCATATCCACTGGATTTATTTTTTACAAAATCGTTGTATGCATATAGTTGTTTACCGGAACCATTTACTGAAAAAATGGAAACTTTTTCATTGTCGGATTCATACAGCCAATCATTAGCATATATAAATATATGATCAAATCCTAGCTTAGTATGATATTTTATCCATTCATCAATATAATGGTCTTCATTTTTTGCTATGCATACAATACAAGTATTCATGTCATGTTTTTATATAGTTTCCTATCACTCTGCCCTTTTGGGTTCGTGATATAAACTTTTTTCTAACCAAATATGGCTCTATGCTATTTTCAATAGTTTCTACAGCAATACCAGTAAGAGAAGATATTGCTTTTAAACCTAATGGATTACCTTTATTGCTTAGTAGTAAATTCAAATACATTCTATCATAAGCATCCAATCCATCTTTATCAATACCTTGAATACTAAAAATCTCATCTATAGATTCTGTAGAATTTGGATGACAGGTCTTGTAATTTTTATACCATTGTAATCTAGAGTTTAGAATTCTAGGAGTTCCTTTGCTTCTTTTAGCGATCTCAACAAGATCAGTCTCATCAATAGAAATAGAGAGTTTATCACAGTTCGATCTTGCTAGTTTAGCTAAATCAGTATCGTTATAAAAACTAAGATGTTCTTTGATACTGAATCTATCATAAAATGGTTGACTTAAACTACCACCACTAGTTGTTGCTCCTACCAAAGTAAAAGCTGGAAGATCAATAGTTTCTGGTTTTTTCTCTAGAGTGATTGTTAATACAAAATCTTCCATAACAGGATACAAAAATTCTTCAACAAGTTTTGGTAGCCTGTGAATTTCATCAATAAATAGGACTGATCGTGGTGCAATTCCCATAAGATACGGAATAATATTTTTAACACTTCTGAGATTTGCCGCGTTGGTTGTGTACAGATTCACGTTCAATTCGTTGGCGATAGCACTCGCTATGGTAGTTTTGCCAAGGCCCGGTGGCCCATCTATTAAAGTATGTGGCATCACGGTTGATGTTTTTAAACAGCCCGTCACGCTGACTTTTAGCCTGTTAATCACATCATCTTGTCCAAGAATTTCGCTAAATTTAGTTGGCCTTATACCTTTAGACATTTTTTATCTCCAATGATTTTAATGATAACTCAATAAGTTGTACGGCATTATCGGTTTGATTAATTAGATACGTTTTAGTTAGTATGTCTTTAGCCTCTTGGTTTTCAAAGCCATACTGAACCAGTATTTTAACACATTTGTTTAACAAGTCAACCGGAATTCTTAATTCAGATTTATTGTGTTCTATTGCATCCTCGTTTGCGTTGGGTTTTTGCTTTACTTTAGATTGATTGCTATATTTGATTTTTATGTTGTCTATTGTTTTTGGCCTAAACACTGTTCCACAATCACAAACAATCTTGAAATTTTTGGTCTTGACTTCTCGTAAAAATAACCAATGATTAGCACCACAATTTTCAGACGGACATCTATATAGAAAAGAAGCATCAACCTCAATCGGTTTCAGGTGTTTCATCGTCTTTTATCCAGAAAACAAAATCATTGATTTGTTCATCATAAGCGGACTCTATCATGCCCTTACTTGCTAATGATGATAGCATATTACTAACTAGTCGTCCATTCATTTCTTCTATAATTTGTGAAAATATTTTTTCATCAATTAAGTATCTTGACTCATTTGTGATTTTATGTTTTTGTTCTTTAGCCAGACTCTTAACTATAACGAGAGATTCTTGCTGAGTTAAAATTTGATCCATCTCCTCCAAATCATCTTGACTAATTTCTGTAATAAGTTTTGTAAACTCGTCAGGATCATCTCCTATGCTTTTATCAAAACCATTGAATACAAGTTTTCTGGCCGACCTTGTAAACTCTTCTAAATCATCTATAATATAGTTTTGTTTACCCATGTCTTTCTCCGTATTTATTTAAGTTCAAGCGTAACTGAAAAAATTGGCTTGTATATTTTTGTAGTAAAATTTGATTCCTCTACAACTTTGATACAAATATCTTCTAGAAAATTCAGCCTAGTTTCTATCTCTTTAATAGCATCTGTTCTAGAAAATCTAACTACTCTATCTGAGGATTGAAAATATAAGATATATTTCATATTAATTTAGGATATCAAATAATCCTTTGTAGTAATGTGGTTGTAATACAAAATGAACAGCATAACTTTGAATATGATCCAAGTACTCTCTGGCTAATCCAGCGTTAACAAAGTACTCTTTTTTCCATATGGGTTGTTTCTGATAGTTAATCCCCAAATACTGGAAGTTTTTAGACTTCTCAGTATTGGAGAAATAACTATTCACAGGAAACGACTTTTTGGGAAAATTAACATACCACACATTTGATGATCCTTCGACTATATCATTTAGAGCATTATATAGCATTTTACCCCAAGCATCCCAAGCGGCGGGATCAAACTTGAAATAGTGCTTATATTTATCTTGAGCATCATCATAATCATGCTCATCGTTATAGTCATCATCTTCGTGCATACTATTTACTAACTCCTTGTTTTATTATTAGGTTATGTCGAAGGATATAGAGTCTCCTATGTCCCTGACACGGAACCCTCATCCGATACAAAACTTATCACTAAGTTGATTGGCCAAATCTTTTGCCGCACTACTAAGGAAACGATTATTACTAAAGTAGAGAGGCGTTGAGACTTGATTAAGGAACTCCACAACGGTCTTTAAAAGTTTGGTCTGCTGACCATCAAGGTTTATATCCTCGTCAGCAGCCTCGCCCATAGGACTTGTAAGAGCGTCTGTCTCTTCGTCAAGATCGCCATCAAGATCGCCATAACTTGGAGTAATCGACACAGGATCTCCATATACACGTTCTGCTATAGCATATTTATCCAATCCTTTTGGACCTACGTTCTGTAACTCATTAAGAATTTTTGAAGCAACATCCACTGTCACCGGAATGCCGGTCATATCAGACTGCTTATATGCTTTGGCATAACCCTTATACCATTCGTCACTGCATTTCTCAGGAATTATCTGTAGAGTAGCGGGTTGACCAGTAAGAGCAGACTTTAGATCGGCAACATTAATTGGTTGACCAGTGCTACCGGGAAGTAGACTTGTAAAATATGGAGCCTTCTTTTCCCATTCTTTACGCCACCAAGTATAAGGTACACGATAAATCTGATTGGGCTTGATCGCTCTTGGATCGCCATCAAAATAGTTTACCAACTTCTTTTGAAGGCCATTCCAGAAAGTTTTGTTATTTCCAACAATTTTACGACTAGCATCATCAAAAATCCAGTAACACTGATAGCCATTACGAGTATCAACTACCCAACTTGGTTTTACAGGAAACTCATTAATCTTCTTCAAGAACTTTTTCTTATGTTGCACAACAACACTTGGCTTAAAATAAGTACCATCAGAGTTTCTACCAGCGTCCATATCACAAAAACAGCAAGTAAATTGCTTGATAGCATATAGTTTACGTCCACCATTTACATAAAAATAAACATCTGAGTGGTTTGAGATATTAGCCTGTAGAGCATCTTCAAGATTACTAGTATGATTCATACTGCTAATCTTCTTACGAGGATTGCCATTATAAACAAAGATGTTGTTCTGTCTAAAAGAACTCAAAAACCTATGCTGTTCTGCTGCGTATCCATTAGCATGAGCATTATTATTCTTATCGAAAGGATTAAACCCAATATTATCGCTAAACATTTTAGTATTCCTTATTTCCTTAGAGTTTGTTGGGAAAGGCACCACACCTATCATAGTCAACAAAAGAGTGTTGGCGGGATCGAACCGCCATAGCCCAAATTGCTCACTCCATTTTTATCAAACATAATCCTGGTCAGGATCATAGTCTTCATCTTCGTCTTCAGCCGTAGCACGAATATCTTCATCTTCATCTTCATACTGATCCCAGTAATCATCATCATACTCATCGTATAACTGCTCTTCATCGTCATCATAAGAGTCCTCACTAAAATCAGCCTTATAAAGAGGCTTTAGGAGTTCACCTTGATATTCACCAACAACTTCATATCGACAAGTACGAAGTTTCTCATGATTACAATCACTAGGAACGCTGACCACATCCTTTGGATTGATCTTAACAATCATAATATGATCGCCACTATCAGCACTACCATAATTAGCCACATAGTTCAAAGCACCAGCATGAAGTCCCTGAGAGCAACCAACACTACGATTATCGTCAACCTTAGCCCTATTCATTTGGCAAACTTTGCCAACATGGTTGTCAAATGTACCAGCATACTTATCCATATAATCGCTACGAACAGCCTTATATGCTAGAAAATGACCATCCTCAGTTATTGGCAGATGTTCATGCTCCAAGAAATCATACAGTTCCTTTTGGCTCTGCATACTAGGATTCTCCATAAGATTATTCAAGAAGTTTACAAGAGGCTGAAACGGTAGTCCCTTGCTCATAAACTCCAGAATACGCTTACTAATACTACCATGAACTTCTTCACCATCAAAAAGCACCTTGCCATTCTTGACTTCAACCAGACCATCGCTAAATGATGATACTGCCTTTTCAATATCTACCAGATCTAGCAACTCATCATTAGTTGCTGTTGGTAGAGCCTCAAGAATCAACTTGTAATTAATATGATCGGGAATAACTTGATAAGCCTTATTATTCAAGATCAGTGTCAAATTACCATCAACCCACATAAACGGAACGCTCATTTTAATTCTCCTCTTTTCCTGTGAAATTATTTGATCAAAACACCTAGACTATTTCGTAACTGTTCAATACCGTTTTCATCAATAGTTAAAAACCATGCTGGCGGAGTATAGTAGCGATTATGACTTACTCTAAGCGGATTAGAGGAACCTATTCCGGTCAATCCAGCATCAGAACCATTTACTTCCAACGCACTGCTCACAATATACTTGAGCATCGGCACCTTGTCAACCTCCGCTTTAAATTTTTTTCTAAGATCACTACTTTTCGTTATCGACTCACAAAAATCTTTGGATTCTTGAGAAATTGATACTATCTTAGATG